TCGACAGCGCCGTTATCAGCTCCGAACCCGTCAGAGTGTAGGTCGTAGTCATCAGACAACCGCCACCGTTGCATCACCTGTGTACGTCACGCGGCTATCAGCCTTCCGCTGACCCGCCACGTCAAACGTCACCCGCACCGTTCGAACGCCATGCGAGACCGACCACACCGTCAGCGGTTCCCCATTGATCAGCACCCGTGCGCCGCCGTAAAGATTGCGAACGCTTACCGTCCTAGTCTCTGTCATATCCCTACCCCTTACCATCATGCGGCGAGCTGGACGCCCAACCGCTGGACACAACAATACACGATGGTGACCTACTGTCAACTATTTTCTAGGATGGGGCAGAACGATACCCCTAGGCAAGCTCCCGACCATGCCACCTGGTCATAGGGTTACGCGTCGCCATCGGCCGTCCGTCCGCCCATCGCGGCGCATGGCAGACGACCATCCGACCATCCGACCATCCGAGCTAGGGCGACCGCCACGGATCCGAGCTAGGGCGCCAGCCGGTCCCCCATGGAACGTATGTTCTGGCGGTCGCATGCATAATGGGCGCATAGCGTGCGATCGATAGGGGAGGGGAGGGGCCAGGCCCCGCCACGGCGCGGAATCCGTGTCAAGATAATGCCTATTATCTTTACAACGAGGCAGGATCAGCCAGCAGCAGGCCAGAAGCCTCCCAGGCGCAGGCGCAGGCGCACGTCAGCGCAGCCGAGCGCACGTCCGCCCGACCGACCCCCCGAGGGGGGTGGGGGGGTTCGTGTTCCTATATGTATAGATAACTATCCAGAGTGCGTGCTCATCCTGGAAGTCGTTGACGTAGGGTCAACTTTCCTGCACATGTTTGCGACCTGTAGGCAGTCTGCGTTTTGTAAAGACATCTGATGACACCCCGCCGGTGTCGGGGTGTCTATCTGATATCTGATGCCCCCCCCAGTGACTATGTCGTGCTGTCCCACATGGGACGTGTCGGGTTTGTAGTGGAGGTGTTGACATGCCGCAAAACGCTGGTGGTCGTGGTTGGTTGGTTGGTGCGTCTGGGGAGCGTGAGATGCCTGATCTTTGGGCGGAGTTGTTGGAGTGGTTGCTGCTTGGTCCTGAGCGGAGTCCGCGCACTCAGAAGGAGTGGGCGGCGGGTCGCGATATTCATGTTGATTCGTTGCGGCGCATTAAGCGTGACCCTCGGTTTGTGAAGGAGTGGGATCGTCGGTGCGCTGAGTTGAATATTCATCCTGAGCGGACTCAGTCTGTGATTGATTCGTTGTTTCGTCAGGCGGCTGATGGGGATGTGAAGGCTGCTTCTTTGTATTTGCAGTACATCGATAAGTTCACGCCGAAGCGGCGTGTCGTTGTTGATGATGAGCGTGCTGCTTCTGGTTTGTCGGATTTGGAGCTGGCTGACGAGTTGGAGGCTCTGGTCGTTGAGTTTCGTGATGCTGGTTCGGAGGTTGAGGTGGATCTTGTTGAGGGTTGATCGTCGGAGGCGGATGCGTTTGTTGCGGGTCGAGCGGTCTGCGGAGCGTGCTAAGGTGCGTCGTGAGGTGTTTGCGATGCATGCGAAGGGGTTGAGGTGCCATGTCGGGTCGTGTTGCGTGGAGGGGTTGTGAGCCTGCGTCCAGGTGATGAGGATCAGGTGTGGCGTGAGGAGGCGTTTGGTGAGCGCCCTGTTTTGGGTCCGTGGGGTGATCCGTTTCATGGCCCTGGGTCTGATGAGCCGTTGGAGTGCGGCATTGAGAACCCTGAGGTGTGCGACTCGTGCCAGTGAAGTGGTCGGTGTCGGCGTTCGTGACGATAATGTTTTTGTCTATAGCGTTCACGGTTTGGGGTTTGGGTCGTCTGTTACAGTCGTTGTTCGATTAGATGACTGACGTTTGTTGGCAGTACAAGAAGGGTTCTCCGCGTCGCGGCGTGCATGCTTGGCGTGAATGGGAGTCTTACACGGTTCCTTCGAGGTGGCAGTGGGAAGAGTGCCGTCATTGCGGCGAGATGCGTAATGTCTCGTCTGGGTGAGCTTCGCCAGGAGGCGGAGTGGCGGAAGTGTGTTCGTAGTGAAAAGTATTTCCTTGAGCATTACTGGTATATAGCGCATCCTGCTGAGGGACGCATTTTGTTCAAGTTGCGGTCTGCTCAGGCGGAGGCTTTGGAGCAGTGGGCTGCGAACAGGTATTCGTTGTCGTTGAAGGCCCGTCAGATTGGGTGGACGACTTTGGTTGCCGCCCACCAGTTTTGGTTGGCGTTCTTTACACCTGATCAGAACATTATTGATTTGTCTCGCACTGAGCGTGAATCAGTGTTGTTGTTGCGTAAGTCTAAGTACGGGTTTTCCCACATGCCGAAATGGATGGTGGAGCGTGGCCCGAAGCAACTGATTGAGCATCAGCAGAAAATGGGGTTCGCTAATGGTAGCCAGATTACTTCGATGCCTTCAGCATCCGATCCTGCTCGAGGAGAGTCAGCTACGCTAGTTGTCGTTGATGAGTGGGCGTTCCTTCCGAACGCTGAGGAAGCGTGGGCGTCTATAGAACCTGTCGCTGATGTTGGTGGACGCATCATTGGTTTGTCTACCGCTAACGGGTCAGGCAACTTTTTTCACGAACTGTGGGTAGGTGCGACGACTGGTGCCAACAAGTTTGAATCAATGTTTTTTCCTTGGTCAGCGACTGAGGATCGTGGACCGGCCTGGTATGAGGAGAAGAAGAGTTCGATGCTGCCTTGGCAGCTCGCCCAGGAGTATCCGACGACACCTGAGGAAGCATTCGTTAAGTCAGGTAACCCTGTGTTTGATTTAGATTTGTTGGAAGAAATGAAACGCCATGTCCGGTTTGGCGAGTCGGGGTATTTGCATAAGGTGTCGGCCAGGTCTGTGGAGTTCAGGTCGTGAGTCTTGAAATATGGGTTCGTCCGCATGCCCAGCATGGTTATGTGATGGGGGTGGATACTGCTGAGGGTTTGGGGCATGGCGATTATTCGTGTGCCCATGTGCTGGATTTGAACACGGGGGAGCTGGTTGCGTCGTGGCATGGGCATATTCCGCCTGATGCGTTGGCTGATGAAGTGTTGTCTTTGGGGCTTTGGTATCGGGATGCTCTTTGCTGTGTTGAGGCCAATAATCATGGGTTGACGACGATCACTGTGTTGCGTCAGTTGGGGTACCCGAATCTGTTTCGCCGGCGGTCGTTGAATCAGGCTACGTCGAAGGTGTCGCAGGAGTTTGGGTGGAAGACGACTCGTACAACGAAACCTTTGATGATTGATGATTTGGGGCAGGCGTTGCGGAACAACGAGTTGACGATTTATGACCGTCACACGTTGGCGGAGTTGCGGACTTTTGTCCGCAATGAGCGGGGGTCGATGTCTGGGTCTCCTTACGATGATCGTGTGATTGCTTTGGCTTTGGCGAATCAGATGCGTAAGTATGCTTATGCCCCTGAGTATGTGCAGAAGGTTGATGATTACTGGACTGTGGACTGGTTTGCCCGTTTGGCTACTCAGACTGACGCTGTGGGTGATGATTTGAGGATCGGTGGTTCCACTACCCGTGGGACACCGTATTTGTCTAAGTAGGGACCAATACGAGGAGTATCAGATGGCAAGGTTTGTTTCGCACACTTCAGCGTCGCAGACGGTTGATGGGCCGAAGGGTCAGAACAACAAGATGGAACGCGGCGGTTCTGTCGTGGCGAACCCGATTTGGGAGCCGGCGCAGCCGAACTCGCCGAAGCAGCGGTTCGACAGCCCCAAGTACGCCAACCAGACTGGTGGCTATGGTGAGACTGGTGTGCGTGACACTCCAGTCAACCAGCATGGCATTACGGGCAATGTTGAGCCTGCGAAGCCGCAGCCTGGTCTCGGTGGGCACAACGCAGCTCCGCATACCAAGCGTCCGTAACTGTGGCGGTTCTGCCACATGATGCCACGTTTGATGATTTCGTTTCATATACGGAATCTCTTCGGGGGCCGTTGGAACCTGTGGTTCTCGAAGGGCTTTGGGAGTGGCGTCAGAAGCTTTTAGGGATCCGTATCGACACGGGTCGTGGTTTCCGTTCTCAGATGCCTCCTGATGAGCAGCATTTGACCCGTGAGCAGCGTGGCCGTAAAGCTGAGCAGGAAGCGAAAGCTAATGGACGCAACATTGAACGTCTGCCTGAAAAGACGTATTTCTGATGGCTCGTAAGACCCGTACCGAAATCTTGGAGAAGAATCGGCAACGCATTGATCGTGCGCGTCGTTGGCGCGACCAGGAGGGTCTTGATTCTACTTGGCGGCGTTTGAACGATTTGTACCGTGGCCGGCATTGGCCGCAGACTACTTCAGCGAATCGTGATTTGATTGCTGTGAATCTGTCGTTTTCGACAGTGAATGTGATTGCACCGTCAGTTTCGGTGAATCACCCCAAGATTGTTGTTTCAGCGAACGAATCCGAGAATGGGGACAGGGCTGCGTTCGTTGAGGCTGTCGTGAATCACATGTGGCGGCATCACGATTTCCGTACTCCGTTCCGTCGGGCTGTGAAAGATTTCCTCATTTTTGGTCACGGGTGGATCAAGGTGGGTTGGAAGTTCGTTGAGCAGGAAATGTCGCTGTCGGACGCTGAGCAGCAGGAAATGCTTGATCAGGCTATTTCTGAGGTTGATGCGTTTGCTGCTGAGGCACCGGCTTTCGCTGGTGGTCTCCCCACTGATGACGAAATGGCTGCCAACGTCCCACAGACAGCGATGATGGTTGTTGAGGATCAGCCGTTTGTGGAGCGGGTTTCTCCGTTTGATATCTATGTCGATCCTGAGGCGACCTGCATGGATGACCTCACCTGGATTGCCCAGAAGATTGTTCGCCCTCTTGAGGAGGCGCAGAACGATAAGCGGTACAAGCCGTCGGTGAGGAAGAAGTTGACTGCGGATGGTGGGGTCAACCCCATGTATGCCGCCCAGTTTCTTGACAACAGGGAATACTTGTTTGATGAGGAACGGGTAACGATCTGGGAGTATTACGACATTCGGTCGAACACGATGTCGGTGTGGGGGGAAACAACCGACGAGTTCCTTGTTGATCCGATGCCGATGCCGTATGCGTATGGGCAACCATTCGTGATGATCCGCAACTATGACGTTCCCGATTTCTTCTACCCGATAGG